ATATATTCGTTTGGATATTCCTGAGACGTACCTCCAGTAACCTTAAAGGTAACAGTAGAGAATACTGGATATACGTTAAATTCTCTTGTTTGTGCAGAACTAGACAGACCAAATTCTGCTTTATTGCCCTTATAGTTGACGGTATTGCTTTCTACAACCTGTCCAGTTATGGTCGGAGATGGTCCTGCGGCACCAAAGTCGGGTATAACGAGTCTTACTAGACCGCCACCTATTTCAAAGAGGGTTCCAGAACCAATCCACGTTGATCTGGAACGAGATATATTCGCTGACGCCGATATTAATATTGGACCAGTTGATATAGGAACAAATGATTGTCTTCCTTCCGTATTTCCACTTACGCTTACAGTTCCAAATGGATATACGGTTCCAGTTCTTGATACAAATCCGTAGTCATTAATATTAAATTGCAATCCATCCAATTCTACAGGATCTGCTTGTTGAGAAACGTTGCCAAGATCTATCGACTCTGTTACCGCTTGGGTAGTTAACCCAAAATCATCGGCAACAAAGTAATCTACTCTAGTTTCATCGTAGACATAGACTGTTGGCATAGTTTAATCTTATCATTTGATAAAAAAGAGGATTGCTTAATAACAAAGCAACCCTCCACCATGACAAATATTATATTTTTATTTATATATCAGTCAAGAGCGACGTTTAGAGTAATCTTAATTTGGTCGCCGTTGTTTTGAATATTATAAGGACCATTTGTAAATCTCTCGGCATACATGATTGAACTGTAGAGAGTTGCGGTATTTAATCCAAGAACACCATTTGAGGTTGCAGTCATAGATGGTGTAGTAACGAATTCATTAGCATTAGGAACATCAAATACGGTGTATACATTAGACTCAAGAGTCGTGTTACCTGTACCAGCAGCGATATAAATTACATCGCCCTTCTTGAGTTGGTGATTAACGATAGAAATCTTACCAAAACTAAATGTAATCGATGGGTCAGTAGCAGTCTGAATGTTATCGACAAGTGGTTTATCGATATAAACAACTTTAAGTGCTCTGTCTAATCCAATAATTCTAGTTCCAGTTTGGATGCCAGCATTACCAGCGACATATTGACCAAGAGTTAAGTCGTCGATAGAAATATCTGCATCAACAGTGAAGTAGAAGTTACCAACAATACCAATACATGGGTCAACGTTGGTTCCTTTAGTAACAGTTGTTCCGATTCCTACGCTAGCAGCATGAACAACACCCTGTACACTAATTGGCATGTTGTTTGCTCTGGTTACATAATAACCATAGATATTTCCTGCAGGTCCAGTAAACGTAAATGTTTGTTCTGGATATGTTGCAGTTGTTCCACTACCAACGTTCTTAATAACCCAACGAGAACCATTTAGAAGAATTCCATACTGCGAAGTATAGTTTTGATCTACTCTATTGTTTACGCAAGTGGGATATCCCGTGTTAGCCGTGGTCCCGTATCCGTTGACGTTGCCATCTACATATGGCTCAAAATATGCAGTAGCTGAAGGTACATCTCCTTCTGCTGGAGTGGTGTTACTCGTATAGAGTTTTAGAACGAGGTTTCTTGGTGAAGTATCTTCAAGATCAGCAACAAAGTTATTTTGAGCAATCAGATAACGTAGAGTCTCAATTTCACCAATATTAGGAACTAGTAATGCCATCGAAACAACTCCTCTTAGGGGTTAGACTTTAAGAACTATGATTATTTATAATTTTAATTTTAAAGAGATTAGAAATCTTCTAATGTTAGACACGCTAATGACTTCGAAATCTAAAATATCACCAGCAACAATTGTTTTATCCCAATTATTTAGAACATCATCAAAGTATTTGTCGGAAGAAATTAACTGGACCCTTTGTGAATTAGTTATACTGGTAAAAGTTGGATAATTATTATAATTTGATTTAGATATTTCAAAAACAACCCCACCTACTTGATCCGAAAAAACTTTTACCGATTCGATGACTCCACTTACATCTAAGGTGACTTTTCCCTTTTTTCCTGGAACCATATTTGAATTTCCACTGTCAATTACATAATTAATTGTTCTTGTTAAATCAGCTGTTGTAGCAAGAGCAATTATAAAGACATCATCTGTATTTATTGGGGGAACAGTAAATATTATGTTACCACCAGAAATAACAAAATCTTCCCCAGGTTCAAGAATTAAATTGTTTTTTGAAACAATCAATTGTTGGTTGTTAATGGGCACATAAGTATTTCCACTAGCTAATAATGAAAATGCAGTTGCAGAACCATTAAATTGTGAATTGATATTATCAAGTATAATATTTCCATATTGTATGGATTTTGTGGGTATTTCGTAATTTACCCCAATATTATATGGATCTGGAGTATTTACCGTTACAAAATATGAGTTAGTCATCAGGAAACTCCAGGAATAACTAGAACATTTCCCTGAATAGGTCTAGATTTGTATGCATTTGGAGATGTTAGAACAATATCATATACATATCTACCACCTTCTATCAGTCCAGTTGCAGTAAATCCCATAGCGACTTTTACAACACCATTCAATCTATCGGGAAAACTAACCGCAAATGGGTAAGATTTAGTTGCTGCTGGGTGTTTTCTAATCTGAGAAACCGCAGTATATCCTGTTAAATTTAATGGAGTATTATTTTGATTTCTAAGTGTAAAAGTCGCTTCGAAATCTACTCCCTGATCAACGACCAGATTTATAACTCTTGATGCCATTTATCACAGGGATCTATTTGAACTATTTATTTAATTTTTCTAATATTAACCTCATCATATCTTTCAACTCATCCACATCATCTTGAAGTTTTTTCATTTCTTCAATTTCCATTAACTTTTTATTTTTTCTCTTCAAATAAGCATCATATTCTGCATCAGAACAATTAATAATTGCATTTGATGTACTATCTCTGTATAAAGATGTGGTATTTTCTACTTTGATTTTCATTTCGTTCATATTAAATTGATGCAATTACTCTTAGGTCACGAATTTTTGGAACATAAGCATAATTTGTTCCAGTCATAATAATTTTAACTTGGAATCCAGTGAATGGAGGCAAATTATTAGCATTAAACTCATATTCACGATAGTCATTTAGTCCATTAGAAGGTAAAATTCTCTTATCTGGCAATCCACTATTTTTAGCACTATCAATTGGTAGACCATCACCATCTAAATTATCATAACCTGGGAATAATTCAAATAATTGATACTCTTCTGGTGAATCTGGTCTGAAAATTCTATACATAACTCTAATGTCATTTGTAGAATGACGATATGCATCGAACATTACCTTTATACCATCGGCTGGTTTTTCCAGTCTTACTGGTTTTGACAGGTATATCGCAGCACTAGGATCGCCATCTAATGAATTCACTCTCAAATCAGTCGAATAGTTATCAATCTTGGAATTGATTCTATCCATAGTAGTAATAATATTTACTCTATCAAGGTCAATCATTGGACTTACTTTTGGATCAGATGTAGATAAAGTAAATTCCATCGTAAATGACTTTCTGCCTGGAAAATCTGGCAACCTTGAAAGTTCATTGGCTTTTGATGCAATAATTCGTGGAGAATTGAAATAATTAATATTTCCCAGAGAAATAGGTTCAAATCCCTGATCAACAAATGGAGTTGTTTCTCCATCTACACTGTTTCCAGTAAAAGTCCTTACCCTAGCTGAGACTGAAGTTCCCTCTGGTTGGAGAATCTGTACATTTGGTGTCAATGCACTAAATGGTATGTTTTGAGTTGCTCTTGGTCCTACTGGAACACCAACAATTGCATATTGAGTATCATAACTACCACCAGATTTTGTTTCTTTAAAGAACAACTCTGGCAATCCATTGGGATTTCCTATAGATCTATCAACACCTCTACTACTTACGCCAACATTGATCCAATAAGAATCAATATCAATTGGATATTGATCTAATGAAGTGTTTGCAAAACTATGTTCTGCATTTATTCTTCTCAAAGAAATTCCATTTAATTCATATTTTGTCACCAAACTATTAACTGGATGTTCATTTGACTTCGTTCCATCTATAGCACGAGTAATTCCAGTCAGTGTTCCCAATGAAGTGGAAACTCCAGTATATCGGATTATTTCGTTTCCAACTAATACATATCCTGGATTTGTGGCATTAACATCGTAGTTTTCAAAGGAAGTAAATACTCCAACCGCAGAAACTGCAATAGAATCTGTACTGGAACTGGTATATGTTGATGTTAGTTTTTCTGCCTTATAGTCGGATTGTACTCCATCAATTGCAACTCTATCAAAAGGAGAATACATTCCATGATTATTGTGTTTTACTCTAAAGTGGAGTCCATCATTTAAAGTATTTGCAGAATCAACTGTTGCTCCACTTACTATTGTAGTTCCACCAGCACTTACATACACAATGGCAGAAGATGCATCAACTTTTGGAGTTCCTTGTAAGTTATCCAAAATTAAAGTGTTATATGCACTAATAATACCAATATTGTTGGGGATTGTTAGAATGAGATTTTTACCAAAACCACCAGTGTCTGCAGAATTGACTGTCAGAATATCTCCAGCTGCATATCCAGTACCACCAATGGAAACGGTTGCTGCAATAGCAACTCCAGAATTTACCGATAATGAAACTTTAGCTCCAAATCCCTTTCCTGTCCTAGAAACTAGTGGAACATTTGTATATGTTACTGCACCTGCGGTAAAACCGGCTCCAGCTGAACTCAATGATAATTGACTACCAATTCCAATTGAACCAAGAATTTTATTTAATTTTGAACTAAAGTTTGGATTATTTTGTTGTATTACTGTTATACCTGGTGATAGATTCGTTACCTCACTAGAAGTCAAACTCTTTGCCAAACCTACAATAACAGATCTAGCTACCATATCTAATGGATTTTCTCTTAGAGCTGCAATTTGTCTATTTCCAATATCCAAGTCTGGGTTATAGAATCTTGCATTTCCAGATTGAGTTGTAAACTCTGCCCTGTAAAGATTGAATTTTAGATCTTCTAATTGACTTGGATCCCAGGTAGCACCATTCTGAGATTTAAATAGAGATCCAAGAAGTGGTTGTTGTGAAACAATAATTTTCTCGGAGTCTGGTTTATTAATAGTCGTTACATCTTCTTCTCCCATCCTTGAAATAAATACTGTATATTCATTTGAAGCTGAAAGTAGAATAATCGCGTATTCTCCACCACCTTCACAATACACTGGGGATGGGAAAGTGAATGTAGTAGCTACCGTTCCATCAGTTGAAGTAGAAACTTGATCTGGATCTAAAACGACTTCGCCAAATGGTAAAATTGTTTGTGTTGGCAATCCAGTCTGAAGAGTTCTAACTTGTAAAGTTATGGGAAGACTCTTAGTATCCTTACTTCTAAAGAAAACATCACATTTTGTCAAATAAATTCCATTTATATCTGGAACCTCAAATGATTGGGCAAGTGGATCAACCCATCTAGTTTGTTGTGTACTTCTATTTGCAAAGGTTGTATCTGCTACAACTCTAGTATCAGATGACGTT